AATGACTGGTGACAAAGGATGTGGATACTTCAATGACTTGTCTACTGGTAGTCCACAAATCCCACAAGTATTCCTGGTCTTGAGAATAATTTTTTTATTCTTTTCAAAGGCGACTCGGTGAGGACCACTCCGGTCTGGTCTTTCTTGGGGGGTATTCATTTAGGGGAGGGGCCTTTCTTTTAGTGGGTATGGGGTGGAATTCTATGATGTAGGAGGGGGTGTTTTTTAATCTCTGGCACCCTCGTATATTTAACATATCTTATATTCTGTTAAATAAAACTAACATCATCTAAAATCAATTCCAGTAAGTGTTTACATCAATTTTATTAAATACTAATTTACATTTTCTCATTGTGTTAAATAAATAGGTATTTAATAGCTAAAATTCATCATCGAATCATCCAATTCATCTTGCTTAATGCCAATGTAGTCAAGTGTGATGTCTGGTGATGAATGATTAAATAATTCCATCAAGATTGCTACATTCTGATTTCGTCTGTAGTGATGATAGCCAAATGATTTTCTCATCGAGTGTGTTCCAATATTCTTCAGACCAACATGTTCAGCAGCTTGTTTTAATACTTGGTAGGCTGCAACTCTTCCGATATGCGCTATACGCACACCATCTGTCCTAACTTTCTTCTTACTCGGAAATAGATAGTCATACCCTTGAAGGTTATTTTCTCTGATGTAGTGATTTAAAGTCTTTCTTAATTCTGGATTGATAGCAAATCGCTTGACCTTCCCTGTCTTCTTCTCAACGACTTCTATTCTATCACCTGTGACTTGTTTAACCTGAAGAGGTATGATATCGCTGATGCGCATTCCAGAGTACAGACCACACATAATCAGAACGTAGTTTCGCTCATTCTTTGACTTCAAATAATCTTTCATTCGCTCAATGTCATCAAGTTCACGAATAGGTTCTACTTTTCTCACAATATCACCTCCAAACTACAACAAAAGGCAGGTTGTGCCTGCCTTTATAATTATTTCATAATATAATTTTAGCACATTAAATTGTATATTTACTCCGAACTTACTCCAAATTTACTCCAAGAAAACTCCAAAAAAACTCCAAGAAAACTCCATTTTTTTATTCTAAAATTTCAACCTGTTCACCATTGCGATATAATTCAGCAAATGCCATTAAGGCCCTGTCCAAAATATCGTAATAAGAACTTTCTGAAAGTGATAAATCCATTAAGATTGCTTCATCTTTTTTACAATCCCACTGAAGGTATTTTTCGAAAAGAATTCTACGATAGAGGGGATCATGTAGACCACTTACTGCTTGTTCAATCGCATCAAGTTCAAGTTCAGCATCAACTTTTCGGATGGCTAATTTCTCAACCTGGCTAATCTTGACTGAAGATTGAGACCGTGGCATAAATGAATAGGTTGTTGTTACCTTCTGTCCATCTATGTCATTGGCCACTCTTCTCCATCTAAGATATCCTCTCAGAATTCTCTTGGCATTTTCTTTTGTCTTTGATTCATTAATATCAGGAAAGAAAGGCATCGTTCACCTCTTTTCTATGCCGTTTATATTTTAATCATGATTTGTAATCACGCCACCGGCTCCATTGACAGTAACCCAGCCATGCTTCTCTCTGGCTTCTGCTTCTTTCATACGGATAAGGTTGTCTGTGATTGAGTCCGACTTAGCTTTGTTAGCTTTAGCTTCACCTTCTGCTTTGATGATTCCAGCATCCGCTTCAGCTTGAGCTTGAACTTTCTTAGTATCGGCTTCGACCTTAGCTTTTTCCTGTTCTTGTTTAGCTGTGTCGATTTCCTTCTGTTTGACAGATTCAGATTTGATTGCTGCTTCAATCTCATCTCCTGCATCTTGGTCAGTTATTGTGAATGAAACAAATTCAAGATCATAAGATTCAAATTTCTCTTTTAGCGCCTTGTCAATCTCTTCATAGACTTCTGTGCGCTTATTCCCAAGAATGTCGTATATGTCATAATTCCCAGTAACCGACTCGATAGCCCTCTGTACTGCCGGAGCAATTACACTCTCATTAACATTTTCTAACTTCGTATAGTTTGAAAAGATCGTCATAGCCTTTTCTTTATTCACACGATATTTCACATCGATATTAGTATTCAACCATTGACCATCTTTGGTCTGAGTTGTGATTTTTTCCATGGTCTTCGTCTGAACTGAAGTCGATAGAGTATAGACTGTATCGATAAAAGGAATTTTAAGATGGTAGCCTGTTTGTAGGGTGTTTTCTTGCACACCTCCAATTGCGCTAACCTTAACTCCAACTGTATTAGCCGGGATACGCTTCACGGCTGTGAGACGAAAAATTCCAAGTGAAGTAATAGCAACAATTGTGATGATGCCACCTTTTGCAAGTCTCGTAAGTTTAGTTTTTCCTGTTTCGTTATCGTATTGTGTAAACATTGTTTTTACTCCTTTTTTAAATCATTTTTCCTTCAAATACTAATGTAATCGTCCCTGTCCCATCTCTATGCTTAGAGACCAAAGCACGACAATCTGATCCGAACTCAATTCCTTCAATCGTGATACTACGCTTTGTTCTGTCAACATTGACGATAGAGCCATTTGATGTCTTAATTCTCATTCTTCTGCTCCTCTATCAGCCAATCAAGGTTCTTTCTAGCTTTCTTCAGGTCTTCGAGACCATTCTTTTTTTGGAATCTTAGTAGATACTTGATTGCGTTTCCCCAATAGAAACCTTCGACTCCTTCTAGTCCAAAAACAAAGTTCTTAACAACTTCAATAGCTTCAAGCCCGAACTTTCCTTTATAATGACTAGGGTTGTTGATTTTATCAACCTCATCAAATTCTTTCAAAACTTGTTCGTAAGATTTTTCTTTCATTCCTTACCCTCCAAAAGCTCTGGATTTTCGTAGATATTTCCGAGGATTTCTCTATCGCTAGCCACATTACACAATCGTTCAAAATTGTTGTATCTAATCAAGCTATTTACAAACATTCCTAAATCTTCTCTATATTCGATAATTCCGTTTAACAAACCATCTTTTGTACCAAGTACATCCCCCTCAAAGATTTCCTTGCCGTTCTTATCTTTGAGTCCTGTTGATTGCATGAGAATAATATTTTCATCTCTTGGATGTAATTCGATTTCTTGGTTTCTATTTCTATAAATTTCTGCCATACCGTTCATGGTTTTTGTTTCTTTATCCCACGCTCTAAACTTCGGTATCATTCTTTCACCTCCTAAATTTAAACTTCGTTCAAATACTGGTTATATACATCTTCGTCAAGGACTCCGTTCTCGATTAGATTTTCAACTGCAATTTCAATTTTAATCAAACGATTTAATTCCTTGTTAGGCAATGTAGCCATAATAACATCTTCCATCTACTCTACCTCCTCAATCTCAATTCCCTCGCAATTAAATACCCAGCCAAAACCAGCTTCTTCTAGTTCTTTGCGGGTGTGGTTAACTTCTATATCGTTATAATGTCTTCTCATTCCGAAATACCATTCTCGAGTAACTTTAGTGTATTTAAGAAATTTTGCCCCATCTGGAACCCCTTTTAATTTGATCATATACCGCTTCTCTTTCTCGATCTCGTAGCCGTCAAGCCAAGCACGAGCGAAAGTGTTTTGTCGGTTTATTTCATTTTCACAAAGCCACAAATTCACTTTTTCTGGTGAGTTTTCTAACGCATAATGTAGAGTACGTACATAAAATTTTGAGATATCAATATAATCCGCCACAAACTGCGGTACTACGACTTTCTGCGGTTCGTCTAGTTGACCGACTAAACCAAGGACAACTTTCTTGTCAACATACGGTCTAATGCTAGTAATACTGGTGAGACTTGGTAAACTTTCAATTTTCTCAACAAATTCTTTTTTATCCATTCTTTAACTCCTTGATTTTACTTTTATATTCCTTCACTCGTTTTTTCCAGTATCCACGTTCTTCTGCTCGTGAATGTGCAAGTGATTTAACACACGGTTCAGTTAATTCTGATATGTGTAACTCTGCTTTCTTAATCTCTCGCTCATATCCTTCAATTAGCTGCTTCTTTAAGTCATCATTCATATAAATCACCTAAAATGGCATATCATCATCTGAAATATCCAAAGGATTTGTAGCTCCGAAACTTGCTGGCATCTGATCTTCGATATTTGCCTGGTTTGCAGAATTATCACGCTTTTCGAGTAGTTGGAATGTATCAGCAACTACTTCTGTCACATAGACACGTTGCCCTTGCTGATTGTCATAACTACGAGTCTGAATGCGACCTGTAATACCTACAAGATTTCCTTTTTTTACCCAATTTGCAAAATTTTCAGCCTGTTGTCTCCAAATCATGCAATTAATAAAATCGGCTTCACGGTTGCCATCTTGATTTTTAAAATTACGATTTACTGCCATGTTGAATGTCGTAATTGCAATATTTGATGGTGTATATTTTAATTCAGGGTCTTTTGTCAATCGCCCTACCAATGTAACGTTATTGATCATCTTTCTTTTCCTTTCTTGCTGCACGTTCCCCGACTAAGTAGTCGATAAATAGCCACAGAATAGCCATTCCAAATTCTTTAATAAGTTCAATCATTTTATTTTCCTCCTGAAAAAGTTGCCAAATAGTAGCAATCCCTTGCGCCATAATCAAATCTAACGCTGTCCTTTTTGATATTTTTTACAAAATGTGGTTTAGTTATCCCAGAGTGTGCCCATTGATGGTCCATCATGTCTTCAATGAGGTCATAAACATTGTTGTATTCTCCAAGAAATAACCTTCGATGTCCATTGAAGACAAAATAGAGTTTTAACATTATGGCACCTCTACTGGATAGAAATTCCCAAAAGAATTTCTTAGAGCTCTCCCTACTTGGATAGCTGAGCCACGAGAAGCAAACCTTAATGCTTTGTTTTCATCTGAAAAGGAAATATCTATACCAGTAACTGCCACATCAACAGATTTCAAGAAAGGTTTGTCTTCTTTTGTTCCATGTTTTAAAATGAACATCATTTATCTCCTTTCTTCAATCTTTCTAACATTTCTTTTTTCTTTTTTTCTAATTCCTTTTTGGTCTCTTCACTTGTTGTATTTACATAATCTGGATTGGACCAATCAGGAACATTAGATTTTTTGTTTGTTTGATTGATAAAGCCTTTATTTTTATTCTCTTTGAAATTTCTCTCACGTTCATCGACTGCTGCAACCGTCAAAATCCCATCATTTTTCCAATTAGTCAAGATAGCCTTGATGTAACTAAAGTTTCTTTTACCATTATCAGCAGCAAGTCCTATTGCTTTCAGGACAACTTCTGTTTCCATATTATCTAGCTCGATGAATTCCTTTATGATTGCAAATTGAGTTCCATCTAATGGTGCGATACGAGATTGATATTCTTCGACAATAATTTGAATTTGATTTTCACTATTATGATGATTATTTATATTCTTATCTTTATCTAATTCTTTATCTTTATCTTTATCTCTATCTTCTTCTGTTGCGTTACTTTCCGTTACTGTAACGTTACATGTAACGTTACCACTAAGAGCAAGATTTTTCTGTTTTTCTCGGTGTCGAGCTACTCGGTTTCTTGTTTGCTCTTTTATTTTTTCCATCCCATCAATATTTTGATGCTTCTCCCAATTTGGCAAAGCGATAATACCATCAATGATTTCAACCATTCCGAATTGCTCAAAAATTCCAATGGCCATTCTTACAGTATTTAATGGTCTTCTGAAGATAGTAGCAAGCATTTCATCAGTATAATAAACCTTGTCTGACATCATCAGTAGTCCATTTCGATTGTGTTTGCCAGCTAACGCTAAGATTTTAAACCAAATTACCAAAATAGCATCATGATCAGGAAGTGCATCGATGAGACAAATCTTTTCATCATCGAAAATATCTGTCGTAATCTTAATCCATTTAATTTCAGACATAGCTATCCTCTCAATGTTTTTCTAAGTCGATGTTCATAACAGCAGCAAGATTTTTCTGTTCGGATACGACTTACACTCATATTTTTATCCTTATTTCAATCCTACTGGTGGATCTACATCATATGTAAATTGTTTATCTGAGTTTCTTAGATTCATACGAGCGATGTTGTTCGCAATTAGTTGTTGGTTTTCCTTTTTAGCTTTAGCATGACTATCCATTTCATTTACTAGCACCCAAAGGCATACAAGTGCGATAGTTATTAAATAAAGGTATTCTAGCATTTTGTTTTCTCCTTCTCTTCGTAGATTGCTAATCGTTTTTCAAGATCTGAAATACGCTGAATTGCATCCTGGTATTTAATTTGTAGTTCAATCAATTGTTGATTGATTTCTAGAGCGACTTTCTTCCAATCAAGGTTTACTTCCTCGATAATTCCTGAAAAATATAATTTTATTCTGTTTAATAGATTCATGTTAAAACTCCCAATTGTTTTTCTTTTTTAAGATTTTCTAGCATCTCCGCTAGTGTTTCTTTTTTAGCACGATAACGATTTCTGCTTTTCCATTTGACAAATAATCGAAAACCTTCGTAATTGATAAACACTAACTTATGAGTTGGATTGTCAATGAACTGTTTAAAATCTGGATGATCTCGCATTTCAGTAGCCCAAACTTTAGCAGTTCCAACTGTCAGACCTTCCCACATTTGGCAAAGGTGTTTGTAGTCGCCATGTGTGGCCTTTTCATTGACATCCACAGGTTTGTAAGTAATTTCCGCTTTAGGCATGGATTTTCCTCTCTTTCTGTGATATAATTCTCTTGAATAATTTTCTAAGTGCCTGATTGCCGTCAGGTGCTTTTTGTTATCTTAGTTCATCTATACTGATTTCCAACGCATCAGCAATCTTCTTAACTGTGTCAAAATACAAATCTTTCACTTCTCCATCTCTTAAACGATAGATTCCAGCAGGTCCGATACCTGCTTTTAAGCAAAGTTTATAAACTGTCCAATTTCGTTCTGAAAGTTTTTCAGATATTTTTTCCCAGAGCATATCCGTTTTCTCCTTATCTAGTTTTATTTTTATATTTTTTGTACTTATATATGCTATTACACTATATATTGTGTATTTTATAGATTTTCGCTCCTTTGAAACACAATATATTGACAAACATTGTTTTTTATCATATAATATATTTCGACTAGGACCTCTCACCGTTTTAGTCAAAATTTCAATAGAAAGGAGATACAATCATGGGTAAAAATCAGCACGTTGTCCCTGCCAAAAATGGTGGTTGGAACGTGAAAGGTGCTGGCAATTCAAGAGCAACTATTCATACTACTACAAAGAGTGAAGCTACAAATATTGCTAGACAGATTTCACGAAATCAAGGTTCCGAACTAATCATTCATGGTAAAGATGGGAGAATTCAAAGTCGTGACAGCCACGGTAAAGACCCATTCCCTCCTAAAGGCTAGTCATAATTTGGTCTTAGCCTTACAACGTATCCTGTAGCAGAAGTTACATCATCTAGTGTGACTTCTGCTATTTTTTTTGCTCCGTCCTCTGTTTCAACAATTAGCCGTGTATAGAAACGACTATCTAAAATATTCACCCGATTTGGTTTAAAGCTATACGGATATCGTTTTGGTTTCATTTCCTTCCCTCCTTACGCTTTACTAAAAGTGTTCATTTCAATAATTTTCATCTTTGTATTGGTGCTTGGTTCCCAAGTCATCCAATAGGCAAGCGCTGCTTCTGCGAATTTCTTTGGCAGTAAGTCATAGCGACTGATATTGAAATGATCCTTGAAATCAATCTCAGCTTGTCTGAAGACCGATTGAGCGAATGTCTTATCTGCATAAGCTGGACTGTCGATTCCACCAAGACAAGCGACGACTCGAGCCTTACGCTTCTTCAATAGAGATTGAGCATAACTTGGATGAATTGGTTGTTCATTTTTGAGGTAGTCAATGTCTTCAATCATGCTAGCTTGTTGCTCACGCAATTTCTTCTGTCCAGTAAATAGAGCAATGAAGGCATCTTCGTCTAGATCTTCACGAATGAAGCCACCTTGTCTTCGAATAGCTGGTAATACCTCTGATGTTACCTAGCGTTTGAACTCCTTTGCTTGTGGCAATCTGCTAGATAGGATAAGCGAGTATAATCCTGATTCGTTGATGATCAACATGTCTTGCATACCACCGCTAGTAGGGATGCCCTGTTTTAGGGCGTCCTCTTCATCAACGTGAAGAGAAATTGCATTTCTTGCTTTGCTGTATCCCAAGATGTCTGCGACATCCTTCCCGACAAACCAAGGTTCATCATCAATTGTCATAGTACGGACTTCTTGTCCGTGGAAATTAAATATTTCGTTCATAGTATTCCTTTCTAAATTTGGTATAATAAAGATAATAAAATTCTCGGAGTGTAATCATGACTGAAAAAATTTGTTTTATTGTAACTGCTATTGGTGAATCTGGTACACCTACCAGAGAGCGAGCCGACAATGTATATAAGTATCTTATCGCCCCTGTTTGTGAAGAACTCGGTTATAAACCTGTTCGTGTTGATCACGTCAACGCAG